AAACAGAGAATTCTGAGCGTTCTTTCGATGAAGAAAACAATCTGTCGGGCTTCTCGGCTGATCCGGTTAAGAACGTAGGTTCGGCCATCGCGTATGACAACGCACAGGAAGTCTTCACCGCTCGCTACAACCACGAAACGATTGCCCTCGGGTTCTCGCTGACGGAAGAAGCGATTGAAGATAACTTGTACGACTCCTTGTCGTCGCGTTACACGAAGGCACTGGCTCGCGCCATGGCTTACACCAAGCAGACCAAGGCTGCTGCAACCCTGAACAACGGCTTCGACACTGATTATCCCGGTGGCGACGGCGTTCCATTGTTCTCGGCTTCACACCCATTGGTTTCTGGTGGCACGAACTCGAACATCCCAAGCACTCCTGCTGATTTGAACGAAACGTCGCTTGAAGCGGCTGTAATTCAGATCGCAGCGTGGACGGATGAACGTGGCCTGCTCATCGCGGCTAAACCGCGTAAGCTCGTCGTACCACCAAGCCTGATGTTTGTTGCTACTCGCTTGCTCGAAACCGAACTTCGCGTTTCGACGGCAGACAACGACATCAACGCACTGAAGTCAAACGGCTCGATCCCAGAAGGATACGCTGTAAACCACTTCTTGACCGACACGGATGCTTGGTTCTTGACCACAGACGTGCCAAACGGTCTGAAGCACTTTGTTCGTACGCCAATGGCAACGGGCATGGACGGTGACTTCGATACTGGTAACGTACGTTACAAGGCTCGTGAGCGTTATTCGTTTGGCTGGTCAGACCCTCTGGGTATGTTCGGCAGCGAAGGCGCAGCCTAATAAGTTTCCCCTTGAGCTACGCTCTAAGGGAACGGGGGGAAGGGAGGAGAGAAATCTCTTCCCTTCTTTTTTGTTTGTGCTATATCTACACTACTAGGGAACATTATTCGTACCGACCGGCCCAGCGGACTTAGTAGAGACGGTACGTACAAGTGCTACTACACGGAGAAAATCAATGGGTTTAACTACTTTTTCGGGTCCCGTATCATCGCTGAATGGTTTCATCGGCGGTACTGCGGCTGACCCCATCGCCGTTACCACGGCTACTAACATCAGTAGCTCGTATGCTACAACTTCGGCTACCACTGGCGATACACGCCTTGTTTATGACAAGCTGACCTTTACTTCGACCGGTTCGGGCGAAACCCTTCGCGCTTTCTCAGTGGTAAGCGGTACTGCGGCTGCGACTGGCGGCACGATCAACGGCGCTCATATTTCGATGTCCGTCGCAGGCGGCACGATTTCTGGTGCTGCTAACGCTATCCGCGCTACGCTGGGTATCGGTGCTTCGACTAATCCCGGTGGCACGATTGCTGCTATCCAGATTGACTCGGACTTCAACAACTCGGGCACGGTGCCTGCTACGGCTGCGGCTATCCGCGTTACCAACAGCAACACCAAGATTTTCCCGAACATGTTCCGTGTCCCGGCTCCGGCTGTAAGTAGCGTTTTCCGTGCGGCAGTAGGTACTCCTTCGGCTACGCATACGATCCATGTCTACAGCGACAACGGCACGACCTACTACATCATGGTATCGACGGTAGCCTAATGATTACGAAGGACTTTCTTTTAAGTGAAGTCCAGCAGCTTGAGTCAGAACTAGAAAAGGCGAAATCCTTTACGGTTCAGGCTCAAGCCGTAATCGCGGCATATACTATGCTGCTGGCTAAGTTCGACGAACCAGAAGAAGTAGAGGAGAATATCGATGGGCATGCAATATGATGTCAAATCCAAGCATATGTCCGCTTCAGGCGTTGCGTACGGTTCCCGCACCCGTCTGAAGGGGGCTATCCTTTCCGCTAACGCGGCTGCGGCAGCGAGGAACGTCCTTTTTATGGACAACGACCCACAATCAGGTACGTACAGCATTACCTCAACCACGCTAACAGTTACGGTAGCAAATAATCTCGTTGCCGGTGATAGGGTATTCCTAGATTTTACTAGCGGTTCTGCTGTGGATGGCGCGTATACGGTTGTTTCGGCTAATGCCACTACCTTTACAGTTACTACGGCTGCATCGGGTACAGGTAACGTAACGGCCTACCTAACTGTATTGCTGGAAGCCGACAGCTATAATGCTGTGGCATATTCTATCCTTATACCCGGCGAAGGCATCCTTGCTGAAAATGGGATTTACGTGGGATTGCCTGCTAACATAACTGCTACAGCTTTCTACGGGTGATATATGCAACAGGAACAAAGCTTTGATTTAGCTGGTAAGAGCATCTTTATTGCTCTTCCAGCGTACGACTTCAAGGTGTCCTTGAAGCTAGCTGTTTCTCTTGCTCGTTTCGCGCAACAGGCTGCGCAGCACGGGATTGATATTCAGATCGGCAGCATTTGTGGCTGCTCTGTTGTTTCTCGTGCGCGCAACCTGCTGGCGCAAGACCTGCTTGAGTCGAACTGCGACTTCCTAATGTTCATCGACTCGGACATTAACTTCGAGGCCGACGATATTTTCCGCCTTATGGCGTGGGGCACAGACCCCAAGAAGGGCATTGTTGCTGGCGTGCCGCGCACCCGCAGCGAAACTAAAACCTACATCGCTACGCTTGACCATGACGAAAATGGCGAACTTACCATGAATGGTATGGGCCTCGTACGTGCGAAGCGCGTGGCGACTGCCTTTATGCTGGTGCGTCGTGAAGTCTTTGAACAGATGGAAGCCGCCCATCCGGAGTGGAAATACTATGACACACGCACGGATCGTATGCTCACTGCGATGTTTGATTTCGAAGTTACGGAAGAAGGTTACATGGGGGAAGACTTCCTCTTCTGTGACCGTGCACGTGAACTCGGTTTCGACGTCTGGATCGACCCATCAATCTCGTTAGGTCACATGGGCGTACAGGAATATACTGGTAACTACGGCCAAGACATCCTCTATCCGATGGTTGTCCCCGCACAGAAGGACGCAGCATAATGATGAAGAAACTTGCAAAAAGCGGTATGTTCGGCCTTGCTGGACTTGCAGCGACCAATAAGGGCGCGGTTAATAAAATCGCCCGTAGTGGTGGTTTGGGTCTAGCGGGTATGCTGCTAGCTAAAAAGAAGAAAAAGGCAGCAGAGGCCGCAGCAGGTATGCCCCGGCGTCCAATGGTAGAAGATGTCATGGTAGCTGAACAAGCCCCTATGGGTATGCGCGGTCGTCCTATGATGGACGAAGTTATGATGGCTGAAGAAGCCCCTGCCGGTACGATGATGCGCAAGGGCGGCAAGGTCAAGAAAATGGCCAAGGGTGGCTCGACTGCCTCGAAGCGCGCTGATGGCTGTGCTACCAAGGGTAAAACAAAAGGACGTTTTGTCTAATGGCACGCAAAAAAGCAAAGCGTTATGATGATGGCGGCGAGATCGTCGTAAGCGGGAGCCGTGCAGAGGATGCCCGTGCGCTGGATCGTATGATGCGCGAGCCTAGCTTTGTCGGTGGCGGCGGCGACTTTGGCGGAGGCTCCCTCGGTAGCAGATTTGGCGGGGACGACTCTGGCGGCGGTGGCTCTTCTAGCCCTAAAATAAGCGTCGGTAAAGTACGAACTCCCGTCGGAAAGGTCTTTGGGCTTAGGGATATCCCTGTAGGTAAGGGTAGTTTTGATTTCGGCGCAAGCCCTATGGATGGCGGCAAAGTAGGCGGTACATTTAGAACATCTTTTAAAAAAGGTGGTAAGGTCAAGAAAATGGCCAAGGGCGGTTCAACTGCTTCTAAGCGTGCCGACGGTTGCGCTACTAAGGGCAAAACCAAGGGACGTTTCGTCTAATGGCCAAGACGCCTGCTTGGACACGCAAGGAAGGCAAGGACCCTAAGGGCGGCTTGAACGCTAAAGGTCGTGCGTCGTTAAAAGCGCAAGGGCAAAATATTAAGCCCCCTGTCAGCGCAAAGCAGGCGAAGAAGTCGCCTAAGTCAGCCGCTCGCCGCAAATCATTTTGCGCTCGTATGTCTGGGATGCCGGGACCGATGAAAGACGAGAAGGGTCGCCCTACTCGTAAAGCCCTGTCGCTTCGGAAATGGGATTGTTAAAGATGCCAACAGGACAGGATACATTCAAGTACGCTCTAGATGCGGCTTCACTCTTCACGGTTGTTGGGACGATCACTTCTATGCTTCCAGCAGTCGCTGCGTTGTTTACTATTATATGGACGGCAATTCGTATATACGAGACGAAGACCGTGCAAAGATGGTTAGGTAAGGAATAGAGATATGGCACGTATGATGAAAAAGTTTTCTGCTGGTGGCGCTCAAGGTAAGTATGATCGGCGCATGGCGGACATCGAAAAAGATTATCAAAATGCAATGAAGCGTAAGACTGGACGCGCAGCCGAAGTAGCTGCCGCGAAGCGTGACCAGCGCAAAGCAGACGCAGAAGATGACCGTGCCAAGCGTATGGGGCTAGACCGCACCAAGACCCGCGAGGCGGAGCGCAATGCGGAATATAACCTTACTAGGACCCGCAGGTCCGGTGCGGCTATGCCAGCAGTCACCAAAGACGAGCTTATTACTCCCGGGAAAATGACAGAGGGCCTATCTGTACCTAAGATGGATAGCTCCATTGGCGCAAAGCCAGTGGCGGCTAAGAAGCCAACGGTTAGGAAGGCAGCGGATAAACCTACTCCCGCTGACACAGCGCGGAGCAAATTCTTCCAAGATAGCCTAAGAAAAACTAATTTTAAAACCGCCGCAAGAATGGCTGAAGCACCTATTGCTGCATCTAAGTTCGATAAGGCAGCTTTCGAAGATTTAAAAACTAGGGCTGGAACGCCTACAACCTCACCCGCAACAGGCGGCACTGCGCTACGTGGTAGGCCCGGTGGCACTCCGCTTGTCCGTTTTGGTAAAGATGTTGCTAATGATCCTGCGCGTGCGGTTAAGTTAGCCACATTAAAGAAGGCCGCAGAAGCACCCGGTGCAACTGCCTATGCAAAGGACAGGTATAAATCTGCTGTATCGTCTGGTATGTACGCCAAG